ATCAGCTAAAGCTGATGTCGTTGCTTGTGTTCGCGCACTTCCCACACATACGCAAGGTCAACTCGGCGCTGCTGTTTGTTGTCAAGAACGACATGAAGACTTTAGTCATGCGCCGGGACGACATCGAGCCAGAGTGGTGGGAGTACAGGCTGCGTGTCGCCAAGCTTGAGGCGTCATTTGCCAATGATGTTTGGAATCCAACGCGCACTCCGCTCTGCGGTTGGTGCGCGGTTAAGTCGTGCGAGTTCAACCCTAAACACTAAGGAGTATGTATGAAGAACAAAATGTCTGAAGCTTGGCGTGAATGGTGGTCAATTACTCATGGCAAAAACGCCCCAGCGGGTAGCTACAACCCGACAGAGGCGCACATGTACGAGGCGTGGGTTGCAGCGTGGGATGCGGCGGATAAACAATCTCAAGCTGAGATTATCCACCTTAAAGAACAACTGATGCGCGCTAACACAAACGATGGCGCATACAAAGCCGCGTTTCTGGCTGGTCAAATGTCTAGGGATAAAAAATGATTGAACGCGATGACATCATCCGCATGGCGCGGGAGGCAGGGGCTGGAGAATGGGGCGATGGTGTAGTACCAGCAATGATGGACATTGAACGCTTCGCCGCCCTTGTCGCCGCGCATGAGCGGGAACGCATTATCGCAGCCAACGCCCCAGAGATTGAGAAGGTCAACGAATACATTAAGGGACTGGAGGATAGTATCGCAACCGTTATCCGCGCAAGGGGAGAGAAATGACTGACCGCGAACTAATGGACAAGGCTTGGGATTACTTGGCAAGCTATACAGTTGGAGAACGCCCAAATGCTTCGGAAGTTAACGATTTTATCGCTGTCATAGAAGACAGGATGAATCAACCAGAGCAGGAGTTAATGATTGACTGCCCTCGGTGCGGTCATTGCTGTCCACAACCTAATCAAGAGCTTGATTTCTGGGATTTGTTTGACGAAACCCAGCGCCTTCGCGCCGAATTAAAATTCAACACGACCCCACCACAGCAGTGGGTCGGGCTGATGAGGGAAGACATGGCAGAACTTCGTCAAGCCGGTTTACATAGCATTAGCGACTACGCATTTGAGGTTATTGCAAATTTCCTCAAGGAGAAAAACGGTGGATAAAGAAGACCTAATTTATAGGCTTCGTAAACGTGCTGAAATTCGTAGACAAATTAGCACACGCAAGTCAGTTCAAGAAGGCGCTCCAGATAGGATTGCAGACTTGTTAGAGGAGGCTGCTGATGCTCTTGAAAAGTGGTGGTGCGATTGGTTCCATAGTGGTCAAATCAAACGTCATTACTACACTGACCGAATTAACTGGCAGTGTGGTAAGTGTGGACGATGGTCTGATGAGGAGAAGAACACATGAACGCAATGTGGCCAGCACTTGTTTTGATTCTTTTACTACAAGGCTGTGCCACTAGTAACCTCCCACTACATCGAGACGTATACAAAGCCGCAGTTGTTGATGCCGCTACCACAGTGGCTGTGCTGGCGAAGGGAGGAACTGAACTTAACCCCTTGGGATTTCCGGCTACAAATTTGGGCAAGGCAGCTTATTTATTCTATCTTCGTCCCCGTCTTTCAGAAAAAGAAAAACAGATTTTTGATCGTTGGGCATCAACCGTATGGTGGGCAGCAAGCGCCAATAATCTATTTCAATTCCTAATTCCTAATAACTTTTTTATGGGAGCGACAATAGGCATAGCTACTGGCGTTTACCTCTACAACTTAGAGGACGAAGAATACAGCCATGCTCCTTAAATGCGGGATATTTGATATATGAAATGCCCAGAATGTTTAGAACCGATGAGAACCAAAGATACAAGACAATGGAGGGATACTACGAAAGAGTTTGATTGGGTTGAACGCAGGAGGGTCTGTTCCTTCTGCAATTATCGAGTGATGACAATTGAAATGCCCAAGTATGTCTGGGACAAATACAGTGAGGGGAACAACGAATGATCGTTAACGGAAAACTAATCAAGGACTGGGACAAGTCCCAGATCTCAACGGCTTATCAGAAGCCGAACCAGTTTCGACTAATTACGTGGGACATGGGGCGTATCCAAAGCTGGCTGCTTGGCCAGAAGCCGTTAGCACGCAACCTGCTTGAGAAGGTGATCAGATGAAAGAGTTCTTCTGTTGGCTGCGAGGCCATAGGAACCGGGTGACGTTTGCGGACGCAGACTATCAGCACAGGCACGATGAGTGTGAGAGATGCGGAGTTGTTCTACCGATCGGCTACCCCTACCACAAGTACTACAGGAATCAAGATGTTTAACAGATACGACGACGTTTACAGCGGCGAGTTCTTCAACTCGTTGCTCGATCAGGTTAAGGAATACGGGTATGACTTACTTTGTTATTTGTTAGGAGACGGACAGTGAGAGATGAAATAATTGCTGCGCTCCGTAACTCAGGCGAGCTAATGTTTCACCAGATCAAAGTGTCTGGTAATCGGAGGGTGTTGGGTAACCTGATGACGAGGATGTGTGCGGAGGGCCAACTACACCGGAGGATGGTTGTGGGTCCGAAGGGCGATACTTGGGCATACATCGCGGTAGATACATCGGGTCCGTACCTGCGTGGAGAGCCAGACTACTGCTATCACTTGCGGACGTTAGGAAGACCGATTGAAAGCGTCGGAGCGTGAGCACCTCAACCGGGTGGCGTCCCTAGGTTGTATGGTGTGCAGAAGGCTTTACGGCCCCCATGATCCGGCTCCGGTTGAAATCCATCATAAACGGGCCGGGACCGGGGCTGGAAGGCGCTCTAGTCACTTTGACGCCTTCGGTTTGTGCGTCGATCATCACAGAGGGAATCTAGGCGTACACGGGCTAGGAACGAAGGGTTTTGTTAAGCACTACGGGTTTGACGAGGCCGATCTGCTGCAGGACGTGCGCGATCTACTAGGGTAGGGTTTCCCCTAGTAAATATTTTTGCTCAAACCTCACACAAAAGATTTTAGCTGTGAGAGTATCTGTCTACGGTCACTACGAACCGCAACAAGCGAAAGGAAGCGAATCATGAACAACGACATCAACTTCACCGCAGTAGACACCCTCGGCGCCTTGTTGGCCCAGATCGCCGATCTGACCAAGCAAGCTGACGCGATCAAGGACGCCATCAAGGAGTCCGCAAGCGCAGGCGGCGATAAGGTAGTCGAAGGTGCTCTGTTCAAGGCCACCTACGTTGAAGCAAACCGCGAGACGTTTGACAAGGCTAAGTTTGTCAAGACCTTCGGTGAGGACGTGTACAAGCAGTTCACTAAGGTCTCTGCAGTGTTCAGCGTCAAGGTCACCAGCAAGTAAACCAACCGCCCCCGAAAGGGGGCATTTCAACGCCCACTGGGCATCACAGAGGAGCCATCATGGCTAGTTACGAAGAACTCAAAGCACAAGCAGACGCACTCATGAAGCAGGCAGAAGATGCTCGCAAGCAGGAGAACCGCGAGACCATCGCTGACATCAAGGCGATCATCCGTGAGAAGGGGATCACAGCAGAGCAGCTTGGCTTTGCGCCTGCGGGAAAGGGAAGCCGCAAGACAGCCCCGGCAAAGTACCGTGACCCGGTATCAGGAGCTACTTGGGCAGGACGTGGACGTACTCCGAAGTGGATCAACGGCAGCCGCGAGGAGTACGCACTATGAAGAGCGAATACCACGCAGGCATGGACGCTGGTGAGGCTGTAATCATCTGCGAGGTGGAGCGCCTAGCAATGGCTGCTGAGACGGTACATGAGAAGAACATCCTGTACAGCTTGCTCAACCACCTCAAGCTCGCGTTTCCCGAAGAGGAAGAAGCCTAAAATATTTTTACAGAAAGGGGTTGCGAGCCCCTTTTTTGTGTATACTGACTTCACTGCACTAACGCAGCAACCAGCGAAGGAGAAGAGAATGAACATTGCAAGCCGCCTGACCAACGTGATGGACTACCACCCAACGATCGCTCTGGCGATCATCGAAGACCGCTCACGGCTTCTTGGGACCACAACCCACAAGTGCTTCTTCATCTTTGATGACAGCAGCGTGATCGTTCGTGACGGCCTTGGTTTCTGGTACACCGAGACCCTTGAGTTTGCAAACGACGAGATCAGCGAGAACTGGCTCTGATCAACCCTGCCCCTACGGGGGCTTCCTATATCGAGGAGGAGACCAATGCGGAAGCGCAACCCAGTAGTCAGGGACCTGATCCAACGGCCTCCTCGTGGGGCCGGCAAGCACAAAGATAAACGCAAGAGGGAGAAACAGAATGAGAATCGAAGCAACGATTCGTAGGTTCACTGTACTCGTCATTCCTGAGGAGTGGTGCTGGGCCGAGTACGCTAACGGACAGTACGGCTTGGCCATCACCTACTGGCGACGAGCTAAGTGGCAGTATGGCGTGCGTTGCAGCCTTCTGTGGGGCCGCAAACGACCGTTCGTAAGGGTCACAACCTACTCGTGTCCAAGCGCTGGCACGGCAGGCACTATCAGCCCCCTGAAGTGTGTGCTGCCTCATACGAATGCTCACCTATATCGGGGATATAGAGATTAGGGTTTGTCCCTAGAAATATTTTTACCAAAACCACGCACAAGGGGTTTTTTTATGAGATTATTTGTCTACGGTCACTTTGACCGCAACACAGCGAAGGAGATGAGGATGGAATACGGAGAGATCTTTCAGACGTTCATGGGCAGCGGCAAGCTCGACGCTAAGGGCCGCGAGATCGGGTACGCGGTAGTGTTCCGCGACAACGGCACCGACTTCCGTTGCTACGTTCAGAACACCCGCAAGGTCAACGGAGAGTGGTCTGAGTTCGGAGTACCCCAACGCAGCCGGTCGTTCACCTCCCAGCAGGCTGCGGCCAACTGGGGATACCGAACAGCCAAGGAACGATTGGCAAAGTGAGAGAGGCCCTACGGGGCCTTTTTTGTTGCGAACCAACAAGGAACCAACAAGGATCCATCATGGTTCCTTCAAGGTTCCCGTATGGATGTAGCATCAATCCGAAATGTCCTGTAAAATCAACACTCCAACGCAAAGAGACTGAAACTATGTCGGACGCGCAAATGAACGATCTAGAAGCCGAGATCGAAGACGGTAAGGTAGGGGCATTCAAGCTCAAGAAAAAGGCCAAAGAGGCCGCAACTAAGGCATACATCAACGCTATCAATATCCAAGAACTTGAGAACCAGATAGCAGAGAACCGCCAGCAGCAGCAGATCGAGGCGCTAAAGCCAAAGAAGATCGGCCGCCCAACCAAGTGGACCCAAGAGATCGAGGATGACATCTGTAAGAGACTCTCACAGGGAGAACCACTGAGAGCTATCTGCAGGACCGAGGGGTATCCGGAGTGGAATACGTTCTATAGTTGGATGGAGCGCAGCGAGGCGCTTTCTGCACGCGTCGCCCTCGCGCGGGAAAATGGCGTAGAAGCTATAGCCCAAGATACTCTGGCTATGATTGACTCGGAGCCACGTTATATTGAGGACGGCAGGGGCGGAACCCGCATAGATGCTGGGTATGTGCAGTGGTTAAAACTGCGCACAGAACAGCGGATGAAGTTATTAGCGTGCTGGAGTCCTAACCGTTACGGTAACAGGGTTCAGGTGGCCGGGGATAAGAATAACCCGCTGGCCGTGGCGCTAGACGCCAAGGAATTGTTCGATTCTGTGCTAAAGAACGCAGAAATGAAGAGGCAAGTCGATGACATGGGATAAGTTGCAGATTTGGGCCGCTGAGAACAAGTGGGGTTTAGCCGGTCTCTGCATGGCGAAGTCAGAGCTTATGCTGTGGGATGAGACTGATTCTGGCGTGCACGTGGTGCTCAAGGCTCCGGTTCGGACCTTTTGCGAGCCTAAGGTCGTGGCAAAACTGCAGGATCGACTCTCGGCGTATGCGCAAAAGCCGGTTCAAGTAACGATGATAGTGGAGTCTGATCCCATTCCGGCCCTATAATTCTGGGTCAAAGTGGGAAATTGTCTCGCTCGCTCGCTGGCTAGTATCAACCAAAGTGGGAAATCATTGCGGTTTCAGGGGTTTTGATGGACTCTGACACGCTTGAACTGCTGAAAGACCCCGAGACTAAGCGCAAGTTTGGCCTGATGTCGCTTGAAGATCAGGTTGCATGGGCATGGCGCATGAGGTGGCTTCAGAGCGCCCACAAACATCAGATAATGCCTCCCGGTGACTGGTGGAGTGTCGCCTTACTTCTGGCTGGCAGGGGAGCGGGAAAAACGAGAGCGGCCGCAGAGCAGATTGGGTGGTGGGCATGGACGCAACCCGGCACCCGCTGGCTTGTAGCGGCACCTACGAGTTCTGATGTGCGCTCGACTTGCTATGAAGGCGATAGCGGCCTAATGAGTGTGATACCGCAGGCGCTGATCGCGGACTACAACAAGGCGCTCCACGAGATTAAGTTGACCAACGGGTCGCTGATCAAGGGCATACCGGCGTCGGAGCCCGAGCGCTTCCGGGGTCCGCAGTTCCACGGTGGCTGGTGCGATGAATTAGCGGCTTGGGATTATCTGCAAGAGGCTTGGGATCAAATTCAATTCGGCGTGCGGCTAGGCAAGCAGACGAAGATCATCTGCACCACTACGCCGAGGCCCAAGGACCTGATCATTGACCTGATCGGCCGTGACGGTGACGACGTTGCGGTGACTACGGCATCGACGTACACCAACCTCGATAACCTGTCGGCCAACTTCAGGAAGCAGATCCTGCAGTACGAAGGGACTACGTTAGGCCGGCAGGAGATCTACGCTGAGATCATTGATCCGGAGGAGAGTGGGATCGTTAAGCGGGATATGTTCCGTCTATGGCCTGACGGCAAGCCCTTCCCTAAGTTTGAGTACATCATCCAGTCCTATGACGTAGCGACCAGCGAGAAGGTCCAGAACGATCCGACGGCCTGCATTACGTTCGGGGTGTTTAAACCGTTAGATGGCCCGATGGCCGTGATGGTGATCGACTGCTGGCAGGAGCGGCTGCAGTACCCTGACCTGCGCCCGAAGGTGATCGAGGAGTACGGCGCTGTCTATGGGGAAGGGAAGGAGAAGAAGCGGGTTGATCTTTTGTTGATTGAGGACAAGTCCGCTGGTATCTCGTTGATTCAGGATCTGCAGAGGGCGCACCTACCGATCCGGGCATACAACCCCGGCAGGGCTGACAAGATGCAGCGGCTGAACATTGTGTCCAACATCATCGCTCGTGGTCGGGTGTGGATACCTGAGAGCAGCACGAGGAAAGGATATGTCAGGGACTGGGCAGAGGGCTTTGTGTCGCAGATCTGCAGCTTCCCCGAGTCAACGCATGATGATTACGTCGACGCCTGTACGCAGGCCCTGCGGTTTTTACGGGACAGTAGTTGGTTGGAGATTGATCCCCCGCCAGAGGAAGATTGGGACGAGGATGATTACGTGGATAGCGGAAGGTCTCGGAAGGTAGTGAACCCGTATGCGCAATAAGGCTGTCATCAGGATGATGAGGTACGCAAGTAGACTTCTTGTGGGCGACGTGCCCTACTCGAAGGAGGTGATCATGGTGGGTGGATTCTTTGATGGCGATGACAAGTCGATCGCTGTTGTAGCGGAGCGTATTGAGTTTGAGGCCGAGCACAATGTCTCGGAGTACTCAGAGCAGACGATTGAGAACTTCAACTTGACGGTTGCTTTGCTGAAGTGCGTAGGCGACATGGTCAAGCGTATTGACTACCTCCTGAATGGAGACGAAGACGAGGACACGTTTCTCGCGCTTTGGGCTGATCGTTTTGGCGTTGACGAGTCCGAAGATGCCGAAGATGCTGACGAGCAGACTGACGACTAAAGTTCGCTAACGTCGATTAGGTTACCCCGGAAGTCCAGCATCCCTTCGGAGTGCTTCCGGGCAATTTCTGGCCACAGTAGTTGGCTATCGCGGATTGTTAGTACCGCGAACCCAGAGCGCCAGTTGGCTGGGTTATCTTCCATATAATCTGAGAACTGTGGGCCGTCAGTGTCCGCTAGTGTTCCGGTGTCTATACCCCATCTGGTTCCGTTATAGTCATCAAACGGGGTGCATTTCAAGGAATGCAGGTGCCCTGTGACGATGGACTTACCGCTACCAACGGCGTTGTTGTGGGTAGCGTGGACGCCGTTCTTGTAGCGGTGCTTAACTACTAGATTAGGGGTAGGCCAACACGTCCAGCAGGGAGTCCACTTAGGGAAGTGGTCCTTGAGGGTGAGCCCCTGAACCCCCTCAAATTCGGGCACAAATGAGCTTAGGCGCGATTCAAACCTAGCGTCATGGTTACCTAGTGGCCAGACAAGTTGCGTGTGATGGCGAGCCTTGTGGCAGGCTTGCTCAATCTCGGTCATAGCTTCTTTGCAGGCGTCTAGTTCCTGCTTCACGTTTGGCCTCTGGCTCCAGCCCGATCTGGGGTGCCTGCTGATCGAGGCCCCGTCGAATATGTCACCGTTAGCGATGACCATATGCGGTTTAAGGGCCTTTATAGCCCACAACAAGCCCTTGAAAGCAGTTGTGCGGATGCCGGGCCAGAAGTGTGCGTCGGAGAAGACGAGGATGATGCCGTCGGTCATGCCGCCGATATGGCGCATCTTTGTGAGGTGGCGTTTGGAATCGAACTCAGCGCAGGCCGGGTTTTGGTGCTCTGAGGTGAGGGTGATGCTCAGTTTCTTTTCTATTGATCGTCGTCTGTTGTAGACGTTGCGCACTGAGATGCCGGTTTCTTCAGAAATCTTCTGGGGGCTACGGTGCCGCTCCCAGAGTTGGATGAACTCATCGTCGGTGATAACCATAGCGTGCCCATATGTTGTGCAGACCGCTTGATACCAGAGGGTAGAAGGGTTGTCTAGCGCATAATGAAGAAAGGTGTTGACAAGATGGATCTAGATGGATTATCTTCACGTTGTGAGTCGTGGAAGACTACACAAGAGAGCCGTTAAGCCTGATCCCGACCCCGTATGGGGTGACGTCCCAAAAGGATGTTCTTCCACCGGGGTCAGACTTAACGGCTTTTTTGCGTTCTGCGTCTGACCGTACCCTTCGCGTCAGCAGTGCACCTAAATGGGTGGCCGGGGAGAAAACATAGGCTCGCGTACACCCGTTGTAGCCTCGCGGCGTTCCAGAGCGACCGTACAAGACGGAGGTTCCCCAGTGTGACTTGGGACACCATCGAGTGAATCTGGCGTCCAGCGAGTGCTGGGAGGGGATCCAAGAGAATCCCTCCGGGCAAGATGGCCCTCCGGGTGGTAAGAAGCCGGGCGTGTCACCTTGGGCGAGGCATGGTTAAAAACTAAGGGGTAGGTTTGAACATCGTAGTCTCTGCAGCGTACGGGTATAAATCTGTTGTGTTGTACCCGTTTATTCGGTCGTTAAGGAAGGT